ATTGATATGGATGGCGGTGACAAGTTAGCAGTAGTTGCGCCTAGAGACCATGCTAAGTCTACTTTTATTAATTTAATATATCCTCTACATAGAATGCTGTTTGGTGAAGAAAGATTCTTACTTCTTATATCAGAATCTGAAATGCAGTCAAAGTATAATTTAGAAGCTATTGGAAATGAAATAGAGTTTAATCCAAAGATTAAATATTTTTTTGGAGACAGAAAAGGTTCGATATGGGGGAAAGAAGAAAAAGAAGTTATTGGAGGATTTGATGAAAAAGGCAATCCAAATGTAATGTGCAAATGTTTGATAAGAGGTACAGGTCAAAAAGTTCGTGGATTAAAGTATGGTGCTTATCGTCCAACTTTAACAATAATTGACGATGGAGAAGGCGAATCAAACAGCACTACCCCTACAGCAAGAGATAAATTTAGAAGATGGCTAAACGCAGCTGTAATTCCTGGTTCTGGAGATGCAAAGCTTGTATTTATAGGTACTATTGTAGATACAGATGCATACTTAAATAGAATAGCAGGGCCACTAGCTTATGATAAAGAAGGTAATTATAAGGTCAAGGGTTGGAGGTCTTTGTTTTTTCAAGCAGTTCCTCAAAACTTACCTAAAGGAAAATTTTCTACATCAGGTAATGAGTTTTTAGATAAAAAAGGAAATGTAAAAGTTTTATGGAAAGATAGAAGACCTTATTCTTGGCTGATGTCTGAAAAAGAAAGACTTAAATCAGAGGGCGATATTGCATATTTTTATCAAGAATATCAAAATATACCTGTAGATGACAGTTTCCGCATTTTTAAACAAAAAGATATGCGATACTGGGAAGGTAGGTATATGTATGAAGATGAACAAAGTTTTATTATGAGAACAGATGAAGGAAGAAGAGTAAAGCTACCTGTTAATATGTTTATGGGAGTTGACCCTGCATCTAGTGAAAATGTAAAAGCAGACTATACGGTTATTATGGTTATAGCAGTAGATAAAGATTATAATATATATGTTCTTGATTACTTTCGAGGTCAGGTTGCTCCTATGGACGGTGCAGATAAATTATTTGAGCTAGCAGATATGTATAGGCCAAGAGATATAAAGATTGAAGAAACAGGTCATGTTATGCTAGCAGACTATGTAAGAAGACATTCTAAAGAAACAGGTAGGTTTTACAATATAAATACAAGAAAAGCTATTAAAGCTAAATATTATAGAATAAAACAAATGCAACCTCATTTTGCATCACATTCTGTTTTTTTAAAAGAAAGTCATGAAGAGCTAGAAACAGAGCTTTTAAATTTTAAAGAACATGGAACATTTAAAAAAGATACCTTAGATGCTTTGAGATGGGCAATAGATGATATATGGGCGCCTGATGTTGAGCAAAATAAAAAAGGAGAATGGGTAGCCCCTCCTCCAATTACGCAAGTAGATTGGGAAACAGGGCAAATGTTTACTGCATCAGATTTTATTGAAGCTTGATGGGTAATTTTGATATTGATTTAAACTTCGGTCAAATATACGAAGAAAAAATAAGAGAGCTTTTTGAGGGCGAAGGAAGTATAGAAGTAAAAACTGAAAGAGATATTTGGGCTGATACAGGCAATATTGCTATAGAAATACGCTCAAGAGGTAAGCCTTCAGGTTTATCAACTACTGAAGCAAAATGGTGGATTCAAGTATTTACAGTAGATGGAGATGTAAAATTTATGTTGATGTTTAGGGTTGACAATCTTAGAAAAGCCGTTAAGTACCTATATATCAATGAGTTAGCGCCAAAAATAAATGGCGGAGATGACAATACATCTGAATTAATACTAGTTCCAATATCAACATTACTTTTGTTAAACAAAAAATTTTGAATTTACTATACTAATTTTGTAACATTAATATACAACATATGTTAAACTTACGAGAGCTTGAAACTAAAAAAATTTCAGCAGAAGAGGTAAGAGCAGATTATTTACTGTTTGAAAGTTCTTCTAGCGAATATCGCTATCAAATGGCAGAAGACCATGAGTTTTATTTAGGCTCACAGCTTACTAAGACACAAAAAAATTACTTGCTCAGCGTGGGTCAGCCCCCCGAAGCTAACAATAAAATACGCCCCGCTGTTGAGCAGGTTTTGGCGAATATCGCTGCATCTGCTCCTGAATGGGATGTTCACGCTGTGGGCAAAACCGATAATGATGCAGCATTCGTCTTTGACCAACTACTAGATAAAATATGGTACGAGTCAGATGCAGATGTTCATTTTAGACAGACTTGTAAAGATTTTATTGTAAAAGGTATAGCATATATGTATGTTTATCCTAATTACAAAGGAGATGGTGGTTTAGGTACAATAAATGTAAAAAGAATGCCACCTGAATCAATTTTTGTAGACCCTAACACATCTTTACCAGATTTTAGTGATGCTAGCGCAATAATTTACTCCGACTTACATACCAAAGAACATTTAAAAGTTTTGTTTCCTCAATATGCTAAAGAAATTGATGAAGCAGAAGAAAATCATCAAACAAATGAAAGAGGTTCAGGTAAATATTCTAGGGACAATATTGAAACAAGAGGAACAAATAATTTAGACCATCAATCTAGAATTAGAAAATATTGTTATTTTAAAAAAGTAAATATTCCTCATGCTTTAATTTTAGATACAGCAACAGGCAAAAGTAAAATTTACAATAAAGAAGAATATAAAAAATTAATTGAAAGCAAAGAGTATAAAGAGTTTTTAAAAGAAGGGTTTATTACAGAACAACTTACTTATCAAACTAGAATTAGAGAAGTTTTTGTTGTTGGAGATAAACTTTTATATGATGAAATATTGCCAATATCTGAATATCCAATTACTGTAGCTTGCAACGAACATGCTGGTAATCCTTTTCCAAGTGGAGATGTTAGGCACGCTAAAACTCCTCAAAGAATGTTAAATAGAACAGAAGCATTGCTTATATCACATACAAATGCTACTACTAATTTTAAATTACTTTACGAAGATGGTGCTATAGATGCTAGCGAAATACAAAAATGGCACATACCAAATGCAATAATTCGTGCAAATCCAGGTGCATTAGCTAGCGGTAAGATTAAAGAGTTTTCTCCACCAGCAGTATCTTCTTCTTTATATACAGAAAAATCAAGATATGAAATAGATATAGAAACAGTATTTGGTGCATATAAATTTTTACAAGGTAATTCTCAAGGTGCGCCTGGAACAGTAGGTGAGGCTCAGATAATGGATGAATCTTCATCTAGAAAACAAAACTGGAAAATATTACCTATATATGACATGTTAACTAAAACTGCAAAAGTTATAACTCAATGGATGCCTAATATTTATGACCAACAAAGAACATTAAGAATTGTTAGTCCTACTGGTGAAGAAAACGAAGTTACTCTAAATATTCCTGTTATAGATGATAAAACAGGTGCAGTAAAAAAATTATATGATATGGAAACAGCTAGTTTCGATGTTAGGGTTGTTGTTGGTTCAACTCGCTCAACATCTCCAATGGCTGAATTACAAAAAGATTTAAGTCTGTTAAGTGCAGGTATTTACGATAGAACGCAAGTTATTATGAACATGAAAGGTGACATAGACAAAGCATCTTTAATGCAAAGAATGAGCGAAATATCGAACCTACAGTCACAATTAGCGCAGGCACAAGAAGAACTCAAGAGAATGCGAGGTGACTTGCAGACTCGTGAAAGAGAAGTGTTCCATGCTAACATGAGGGCAGAGATAAGTGAAGCTACCAAACCAGTTTCTGATGCGGTAAGCAATATCAAGTCTAATGCTAAATTGGAACAAGCACGACAAAGAGATAAGACTCGCATGGTCGGTGAGGAATTATCTGTCGTAAAACAAACGATTAACTCAGAACCAGAAGCTCCGCAAGCATAGCGGATAACTTTAAAGGAGCATCGTCATGACAAATGAAGACCAGAAAAATCAGAATGAAGAAATGAATGAAGATAACCTTATAGCTGAACTTGATAAGTTTAACTCAGGCTCTTCCTCAGAAGATGAAACACAGCAGTTAGAAGAACAAACTGAAGAAACATCTGAAGAAGTTCAGGAAATTCAATCTGAAGAGAAAGTTGATAAAGAACAATCAAATGAAAACGAATCCGAGATTGAGCAATGGCTCATCGAGAATAAATTCAAAAATGATGAGGAAGGCAAACAAAAGCTAGCAGAAGCTTATAAGCAACTCCAATCTAAAACAGATAAGGAAAGAAATGAATGGGGTACTGAAAAGCAGAAATTTGAAAAGCTAGCTCAATTAGATGACTTTCTTAGCAACAATCCTGATGTTGTAAAAAAACTGACAGAATCTGTTCAGCAAAAACAAAAGGATGTGAATGCACCGCCTGTTAAGCCTGATGATTATGATATTCTAGATGAAAGCGTTGATAACTCTAGCTCCGCAAAATGGAGAGCAGAACATGACAAATGGCTTATTCGTCAAGGTGCTACTCAAGCCATGATGGAGGTTGAAAAATTAAAATCTGAGCTAAATCAGTCTCAGGCTTTTGATGCAGAAACTAAAGAGTTGCAGAAAATGGGGTTAAGCGATACAGATATTGTAGAGTATAGACAATTTATGGCTGACCCAAATAATGTTTCTCAGGAGAACTTAGTTCGTATTTGGAAAACTTTATCAAATAAA